CTTCTAATACTGAAACGGGTGCTGTTTCAACTCGTTTTTTATAATTTTTCTGATTTGAAAGAATTAGATAACGTTTTGCAATTGTTCCGAAATAAGAATATGCTTTAGCTCCTTTTGCTGGATTGAATAAATGGATTTTAGATAATAAAAATGAGATAACCTCAAATTGTAAATCCTCAATATTATCTACTTCAGTGTAGTAGAATTTAAATGTGTGAATAATGTTTTCGGTTAATTTGAAGAAAGCGTAATGAATACGCTCATGATAAATTTTATTTTTTTCTTCAAAGGTAGCAGCACCATTATAAGCTACAATTGCATCTTCTGTTTCTTGAGTAAAATATTGTACTCCTTTTTTCTTTTTAGCCATTACTAAGGTCATAGGTTTTTAACATTGAATTGATTCAATACCTCTTGAATCATTTTCACATTCTTAAAAAACCAACCAATCTCATCATCGGCTTCAAATGAACCACGTGTGTCTATCTCTTTTAATTTTTTATCTGAAATGTCAATAATGTCAGAAATTTTGTTGAGATAGGTCATGTAAGAAGCTAAAATGTCTTCTTGTTTTTCATTTTTTCGTAACAAATTAATGGTCGTGAATCCTAGAGCCACGACCATCAACGATAAGATTACAATTGCTATTGTCATAAATTATCAAGTAAATTCTTTAATCCCTCACTTTTAACACTTGATAAAGCTTTTGCTTTACTGTCTGTTTTAAATTGGGTTGGCTTTTTATTAGTTTCCAATGTAAATGCCTTCTTTTGGGTATCCACGTTACCCTGCAATTTTGGTAACCATTCTCTTTCAAACTCAATCCTTGCGGCCATCAAGTCAGCCTGGTGTACAATATAAGGAAGTGATGTACGTGGTTTTTGTTCTGGAAGATAAGTCATTAAATACTTTTTATTTGCCTCATCATACAAACCATCGTGAGTCTGGATAGTGATCATTTCATTAAAAGTATATTGAACACCATGAGACTGGAGTAGGAATAAACCACGGTCAGGAACAGATGCAAATGGAACTTTAGTATTAAACATATAGTCTTCACCAAGTTTTTCACGTCTCCAATTGTCAGTCTGGGGGATGTATGATTCTTGGGTTTCATCTCCCATTTTACCTAAATCATGATTCAGGGCAGAAAATACCAATTCTTCTTTAGTGTATGTAGTTAAATCGGCTCCCATTTGACCCCACAAATCATGTAAATGAAGGGCACAAGTGATAACACGATTAACATGTTCTACATATCCTCCAGGGAAAGCATTGTGGTACTCTTTTTTATGAGCAGCAGGCATCAACATTAGACGCTCACTATATTTTTCATAAAATGATTTAAGTGCTGTTTTACGAGGTTCAGAAATATGATCCTCAATAAAACCCATAAGATGCAACCAGTTTTGTTGAATTTCTTCAGCAGTAAGATTCATATATTAAAAATTATTAATTTCACCAGGTCCTAAAGGTTCTTGATTTACAAATACTTTTGCATCATCAATAGCTTCTCTAAGTGTAATAAGTACTTCTTTTACTTGTTCTTCAGTACCACCACGTTGGAGAAAGAAGTACAACTTTTCTACCTGTCCCTCTGCTTTCTCTAAACGTCTCATTATTATATCTCTGTTTTTCATATATTTTTCTTAAAACCCCGTGATTGGAATATAATACCTAAAAGAATTAACTCCAAGCTTAGTTAAAGAAGTTTTTGTACTTCGTCAAGAATCTTTTTAAGATGCGCACATCGTTCATATTCTTCTTTATCCTGGAAGTGTAGAATGGTTTCATTTAGTGCTTTAGGTAGGTATTCGTCAATTACCATATTAATAGCTTCTTTATGAGTATCCAAGCTTGGGTTAAATTTATTTGCATAATACCAGGCTCTTTCATAAGCAAGATCATCCCCTACCAAATCTAAATCTGATAAGTTTATTTCTGGATCTGATTTTTCTAGGAAAGAAACAATTTTTCTTTTAAATAACTTATGATTTATAATCAACTTTTTAAACATACCTAACCAGTAAGCAGGATGTTCTTTAAAGTCGACAAACACAATTTGTGTGTCTTCTTTCATTTTATCCTCAGAACCAGAATCAAATAAGTTAAATATCTTACTGATGTCCATATATCAATACATATAGGCGCCATAAAAAAATATATAGCGCCTATAATGCATTATCTTGCGAAATACGCGGAGGGTGTCGAAATTAACGAATTATTTTAATAACGCGTAATATTCTTTAAAATGTTTAATGCGATCTGCTAAACCGATTGTACCACCATTTACACGTTTTGTTACAGCAGTTACAGTAGCATCATCCGCTCCTTTATCACAAATTGACCAAAGTCCATTTGAATCAAAGAAGAAAGCAGCAGACATTAATGGATATTTAGTGGCTACTAAATCAGGATTATCTAAAATATTCTCGGTTACCATCTTATCAAATTTAGTATAATTAGATCTACCTGTCAATTGAATATATCCTCTACCTCTAAATTTCCAACCATCACCTGAAGCCGTATCACCATTAGCCATTCTAGAAGCATAAACAATATTAGCAATTTTTTCTGGGTTGCGAGCGTACTGAGTAGCATCTCTACCAGCATTTTTAAAATACTTAGGAAAAATTCTATTTAATCCATCAGCAGAATAGTTTAGATTTTCAGAAACAGCTTTCCAATTACCAGATTCATGTCCACACTGAGATAAGAAATGAGCTAATCTTAAAGTATTAGTAATATTAAATTTAGCAGCAGTATCAGGAATTTGAGCAATGACAACATCAGGAACATGTCCCTTAAGCTTCTCTAATTTAAATTCTGAAGGTGGGATTACTACAGGAGTAGCAACTGGTGTAGAATCACCAAACATCTTACCCCATGTTCCTTTTCCTACTAATCCATCAGCAGTCAAACCATTCTTAGCTTGCCATTCTTTGACTAGTCTTTCAGTACCCGGACCGAAGATACCATCAGCATGAGTTCCTAATTTCTCCTGTAGTTTTTTAACGTCTTCTCCTTTTGAACCAACCTTTAATAACATAATTATTTATTAATCCATTTCTTTTTCTTCATCTATTTTATCAATAGATTTTACTTTTTCATTTAAGTTATCAACTTTTTCAGCTAATTTTTCATCCAAAGTAGTTTTACTTAAAAGTAATTTAACAATTGCTCTCCAAAGGTCTTTTAATGCTTTTTTAATTTCTTCCATAATTATTCTTCGTTTTCTGTGTTATTTTTCTTACCCCAAATTTTATCAACTGAGGCCAAACCTAAACATCCAAATGCTAACATAGCTACAGAATTAACTAATGATTCTGAAGGAGCAAAATGGGCTTCAGTGAATGAGTTTGCGAACATTGTTATACATAAAGTTAATGCACAAACGATTCCTACAAATCGCTTTGATGAAGGAGTACCTTTTTCATCTTTTAATAGGCCAGCAAGCCAATTTGTGAGTTTTTTCATAGTTTTATTTTATAATTATATTTATTTAACCCCATTCAAATTATACATATTTTTTAAAATGATTAAATCATCTATATCAGCTGAACTATCGCCAGCAAGGGCTTTTTCAATTTTCAAATCAATGATTTTCATTTCTTTTTTAATCTTAATCATCTGTTTAATATCTACAGGATTAGCAGAAATAGTATCTAAACCACTCATAGCTACAGTGAAAGCTACTTCTTCAGCTACTTCTTCCATAATAGACATTTCTTCATTTAACGATTCAACTTTTTCTTGTGTTTCAACAATAGTCTCTTCTAAAGCCTCTACATTTTTAACAATTTCTTGTTCAACAGCTTCTTGTTTTTTAGCTGCTGCTTTAACTACTGAAGAAGTTTGTTTCATAGTCTTTTCAGACTTAGCTATAAGGGCATCTAATTCATCAAATTGTTTAGGAGCTGCTGCAAATACCTTGTCTGTAGTCATATCAATAGCAAAAAAAGCTACAAGGGCCATTACAGTAAAATCAAATAATTTTTCTTTCATCTTACTTAGGGATTTTGCCAAGGGCGGTTAATACTTCTAATTTAGTGTTGGCGGCTGCCAAAGCACTATCAGCTTTTCTCATATAGACAAGACATTTGTCTACTTTGTCTTCAAGAACTTTAATTTTTTCTTGGTGTGTATCTATTTGAGACTGATAATTAGTTTTATTATCATACCATAAATAAGCCACTACCACTAACATACAAAACGTGACCGCTTTAACAGGGTCTTTAGCAAATTGTTCGAATGTTACAGGTAATTTCATATTAATAAATATACAAAAAAAGGAGATTCATGAAATTAATCATAAATCCCCCTACCGTAGCTACGGGCATCTGACTGCGCAAAATTAAAAATAGTCTTTACTAATAGATTTTCTTACAAAATCAATCTTTTGGTTTAATTCCAAATACATTTTTTCCATTTGGGAACTTATTCGGTTATTAGTATTCCGACTCTCACTCCAAAGATTAGCAGATTGTTTCTCACTAAAAGAGGTTATTTTATCTACTGTTCGTTCAAGATCATGAACGTTTTTATCAAGCATATAAATACGTTTTTCGTATTCTTCTACTTGTTTAGATAATTTTAGAGCCATATTAACTATTACAATATTAATAATTAAAACAAGCCCTAAACCAAAGGCTAAAATAATTTCCATAGTATTCCCGATTGGGTTCGAACCAATGACCTACTGCTTAGAAGGCAGTTGCTCTATCCAGCTGAGCTACGAGAACATGTTGTCAATATAATTAATTTTCTTTAAAAAGCCAAATATGTATAAGAAAATAATTGACAGATGGCACAATACGCAATTACATACGCTCCTAACTATAATGGGGGATCAGAACCACCAAGTACAGCTAAAACAGGAAGTTTCCGTATTGGAAATTTATCTGGATCAAGAGCATGGAATGATGTAGTACCTCAATCTACTACTAATACTTTATTTTATGGTAGCCCACCAGCTGTAAATGTAACAGCTTATATTTTTGCTCTCCCAAATGAAAAAGATTCTAGAGGAGCAGGTAATCCACCTGTTGACCAACCTCAATTTTTCTATTCAATGTTAGGAGGATCATTTAGTTTATCTGATGGGGCTTTTATAGCTACAGCAGATTTGTTATTAAAAAGTTATGCTGTTGATGGAACTGTAAATCCAGGTTCACCAGCTAATCCAGCGGGATGTAGTACTGTTGGTGATTGTAAAACTCAATTAACTGCTGCTGGTTGGTTTAATTCTAAAGATTTTATAGCTCCTGCTTAAACAATATTAATATAGAAAGAAGAAACCCGAGCTTACACTCGGGTTTTTTTATGCTTAGGCGGGTCGCTTTGCATGGGAACCTAAACATTCTTCTTCTGTCTTCAGTTGGCGGCGGAGAGAGAGGGATTCGAACCCCCGGACCTGTTACAGTCATCAGTTTTCAAGACTGGCGCATTCGACCGCTCTGCCATCTCTCCTATTGAGAGTAGATATTTGCAACTACCTACCCTCGTAAAAGACTTATCCTGGGACACTGTTCTTATGGGTAGTGTGATAAGTACTTTGAGCCACAAGCCGGACTCGAACCAGCGACCATCTGATTACAAATCAGAAGCTCTACCAACTGAGCTATTGTGGCTTATTTTGTCGGGATACGAGGATTCGAACCTCGGACCCTCTGGTCCCAAACCAGATGCGCTACCGGACTGCGCT